AAATGAGGAAAAATAACCGGATTGAGAAGGTGCGTATTCTACGAGCTTTACTATAGACTATGATTAAAGGAGGAACGCAATGGCACACGCTGACAACTGCATATTAGCAGCGCCTTGTTCTCTCGCCGGGTCAGATAAGTGCAACGCACTCTGCTCGTCATATATCGCGGTCCACGGATTCAACGGATCTGGAGGTCGTATAGCAGCCGCAAATATACCGGCCGACTACCGAAAGGTTACGCTGCAAAACTCTCCAGCACGCGGGGATCAACCCGAAGCTTATAGCGTTATCGACGCGTACGTTAATACATTCCAGCGTCAATTCGGTGAATCGGAAGAGCGTATTAAGTCGCTATATCTCTATTCTCAGTCGCCGGGTACTGGCAAAACCACGACGGCTACCGTAATACTAATCGAGTGGATTGTGCGGCATTACATTGGATCGCTCCAGCGCAACAGGCAAGCGTTGGAACGGCCGGCCTATTTTCTAGATGTAAACGCATGGCAGGAGCTGTATACGGAGTTTACCCGTCCTCATATTCCGGAGGATATAGCGGAACCGGCATCACGTGAATATTATCGTTGGATGCAGCACGCAAGGTTGGCGCCTTTCGCAGTGCTGGACGACATTGGCGTAAGATCCTCTACGGATGGCTTCCGCGGAGACTTACACAGCGTGATCAATTACCGTGTTACTAACGGTTCACCCACCGTATATACCTCGAATGTGGCGATCGAGGAGCTGGCCCATGTATTTGACAACAGACTAGCGGATCGAGTGCGGGATATGTGTGCGGTGATTCCTTTCAAGGGGGACAGTAAGCGCGGTATGAGAAAATAAAAAGATACGAAAAAATGAGCAAGCGGAAGATATCTTGTAAGACAAAATAAATTTTCACGACAATAGAGCAACAAATGTATCAGTTAGCTCAACGTAAGACAATTGTAAGACAAATACGGGTGGGTGTTTGTTAAATCGCCGATAAAGGCGTTTTATAACCCTATCACCCATAGCCTATAATCGGAGGTGTACAGGATGGCAGTATATGGCGAACAGATAATTTCCAAGATTGCCGATGACGGTGACGTCTCAGCGCTTACTCGTTGTGGAATCCTTCGAGAAGATTTTGCGACGGTGAGTGAGCGACAGGCATATGATTTTATCGTAAGTTATGCGCAAGAAAACGGTGGTAAAGCCCCAAGTTACGCATCTCTGGCTGCAGAATTTCCGGATCTAACCTATCTCCCGGGGATTACTGACAGTTATGAGTACCTGGCGCGGCGCCTAAAGGAAGAGGCCGCCAAGCGTATGACACTTGAAAAAGTGAACGGGTATGTTGACGAGGAGACCGGAAAGCGTGTTCCTTCGGAGTTTGCCGAAATGTATCAAAAAAAGTCGGTGGAAGAATTCTCTGACTACTTGATATATTTGGGAAACGAGATTAAAATGAGAACACAGGTTTGCCAAATGGCAACGGACGTAAAAAATGATTTCGAAAAGTTTCTGACGGAGTACCGCGCACGCAAGGCCGGTCAATCATACCGCATTTGGCTCTCGGCTTTCGTTTATATTAACGAACAGATCGGCGGCTACCTATCGTCGAACATGTACACGTGGTATGCACGATCAGGACGCGGCAAGTCCGTTATTGTAATGGTGGAAGCGCTCGAGGCCGCTATCCAGGGCGCTACAGTCCTTGTTTGGGCTCTCGAAATGTCAAAATACGAATGGATGGCGCGCGCATACTCTTATCTTAGCGCAAAAGCTGGCGTAATCCGTGCGCAGATTGGCGGAGTAGATTACGACGCCGGTTTCGATAACAAGGCGATGCTCATGGGTCGGCTGTCCGAGGAGTACGAGTGCGAATTAGTTGACTTCTTGCGGAACCTTAACGAATCGATAAGCGGCCGGATTATCCTTCGGGCTGTAGACGACGAAGACTTCTCTGATCGCTCCGTTCGCCAACTTGAAGCGGACATTCTCCAATATAAGGCGGATGTCGTCGTCGTCGATCCGATTTACTACATGGATTACGAAGCTAACACATCGAAAACGACTGGAGGTGACGCGGCAGCCACGTCGAAAAAATTGCGCATGCTGGCCGGCCGAACTAAGACGGTTATTCACGTCATCACTCAGGCGGACGAGAATCCGAGCGAGAAGGGCGATGATGGTGTTCGCGAATTGAAGCCGCCGAAACGTGCCGAAATCAAGAAGACTAAGGCGGTGCTTGAGGACGCGGTAAACACGTTTGGTATCGATACACTGGCACATGAAGGGCGAGGAGTTATCGAACTAGGTAAGGGCCGGAATGGGGGCGAGGACGCACGTGTAGAGATCGTGTATTTGCCGAATTACGGGATTGTCTGTGAGATCATTAGTAATACGGTCACATCGAATCAATTCGTTGCTAATTTTTAATTGACAGGAAAAATATCCCGTGCTAGATTATAGACTAGATAATCTAAGTTGTTAATTAGATATAGATCTAGGAGTGGTAGAATTGCATTCAAACCTTACACCAGATGTGATAAGAGATCGAGGGTTTACTGTTCTCGCACAGTATCCTAACGGAATTAGACAAACAAATTTTTTTACTGAGGTTGAGGCTAAGTTATCGACAGAGTTTACTGTGCCGCCACATGCTGTGAAAAATTCGCTTTGGGATTTGAGTGACAGGTATCCTGAGTTTGTAACAAAGAAAAAGTTATCGTATAGGGACGTAAGATTGTATCCGACAGAACGATTGTTAAAAGAAAGACGCGGGAATTTAGATGATTTTACGGAAGACGTATTGAGATATTCAATGTCTGACGAGTTTAAGTTGCTTCGTTTGCATATGTTAGCTCTTAAACTCCAGGAAATGGACAGATTTATACTCTTTAGTGAAATGGAGGGGGTTTTGAATGAAGTTATATATGAAGGCTCAATTCTTTCGCCACGAGAGATGGAAGCACTGATAGGCTATAAGATCGCACTGAATAATTTGATTAGTAGTTCTAAAGAGTTATCAAAAGTATTAAAAGGGAAGGGAATAGAGGGGGAGTTAGATTGATTTGGGAAATAGAAAATCTTAGGGATGAGCCATGGCGAAACCCACGCTGGCATCCGCTTAAGCTCGAGGCGTCCTCACCGTTCCGCGAAGGCGATAATTCTCCGTCATTCTCGGTTAATCTCGACCCATCTTCGGACAAGTACGGATGGTGGAACGATAGCGGCGCGACGGACAGACGTTGGCGTGCGGGACCGCCGGAAAAGCTTATCGCCTTTCTACGGGACATAACGGAGGAAGAGGCTCGCGAACTAATATACGGAACCAATGACGAAACAACTGGCGATTACATAACGATCAGATTGCCGACAACTAGCGCCAGAAAAAAATACAAGTCACTTAACATATCGTTATTGGATTCGTATAAAGACTACGAGAACGATTATCTTCTGAATCGCGGAATAAGCCCGGAAGTTCAAGCGTTGTTCCAGACTGGCTATGACCCTGTGAGTCGCGCTATTACTTTGCCTTGGATAAACGGTGCGGGGCAGCTCATGAACGTAAAGTATCGGTCAACGCTCGATAAGCGATTTTGGTATGCGAAGGGAGGAGCGCCAATACGCGACCTTATATACGGTATAGATATCGTATATAAACGCAACATCAAACGAATTGCTATCGTAGAGGCAGAAATAGATTGCCTTACGTTATGGTCAGCGGGCATGCCAGCGATTGCAACCGGTGGAGCTGCGTTTAACGATAGGAAGCGCGATTTGATTCTGAGGTCACCGATCGAAGAGATTATTATCGTGAGGGATAACGATAAGGCGGGGCGTTCCTGGCGGAATCAGGTACAGGATGCTCTTCGTGTGAGAATAGACGTAAGCCTGGCGCTGGTGCCGCGAGACTATAAGGACGTAAATGAGGCGCGACACCAAGGCTTAACCAAACCGCGAAGGTTGCAGTCATTATTTCCAAGTTTGCGTGAGAAAGCAAATTATTCATCTTAAGGCAAACCCTATTTTGGTTCGCCCTCGCTGCGCCCGAACAGTGGTTTCTGAGTACCTTCGTATAGTTCCCTAGGGTGATAGTAGGTACCAGTTTTAGCGTAGATCGTATCGGTGATGATAATTCCCGCAAGTAACGATATCTTACGCTTTTGTTTTGGATCCTCGGATAGAAAACGAGATATTAGTGTTTTATCTAGCGATGAGTATTCCGCTAATTCTTGTTGTGACCATCCGATTTCCGTAAGTATGTCTCCGAGACGGCAGCGACCTAGTGTGAGTTGTTCCATATCCATGGCCGCCTTATAAATAGTTTCGAAGAATATTTTACCATGGCTTGTCCCAAAACGAAAAACATTTGTCCCTATATCTAATGTAAGCAAAAAGAGGAGGAATCGAATGGATGGACAATGAACAACTAAATAGCCTTGCGATCAAGGCGAGAAATGGTGACAGGTTGTCGATGTGGCAGTTGAAGGGATACTTCCACTCCTACATTGCGCAGTTATCAGATACGAGTCGGAATCATATTTCATCTCAGGAGAAATTCGAGGACGAATGTTTTAAGTTGATTGAGGAGACCGTATCAAGATTTGATTCTGAACGCGGTAACTTTAGACAGCTTGTGGTCAATTCGTTTAAACGAAGGCTAGGAAGAATGCGAAGTAGGTATCGCGAGAAATTGGAGCGATATGACGTGGAGTTTGTTCCTTTAAGTTGCAGGATAAGCACAGACGAGGACGGGTTCCAGGAATACGATGTCAAAGATCGTTTGGCGGCGGTCGAGGCAAAAATACTATTGAATGAGAAAATCGCTTCCTTGGCGGGAAGCGATCCGAGAAAAATGGCGATTTTGAATACATGGGCAACTTCGACTATTACGGACACGCTCACCGCAGACTTGTTGGCGCAAGCTTACGGTGGAAAAGCTGAGTCACATCGAAAATTTGTCACACGTTTCAAATCGCAGTGTCAAACAGCGTTGGCAGACGCGGTCTGACGAAGTCTTACTTAGAGCATTCCGGAAACTTTGGCGAGTGCCGAATGCTCTCCTGGTGTATTGAATTTTTTATAGAGGGAACGGCTTTTCAGGCACGAAATCCGTTCCAACTCATTTTTAGTATAACACATTCGTCAAGTAAGCTAGCAATATTAATAGCTTTACCTAAATGTTACCAATTTAAACATCTACGTTTTCAATATTACGCAAAAAGTTGCGGATTGTCAACGTCTATTTAAGTGCGCCTAATTCTAAATACACGGAGGTTATAACGATGGATCACTCCTATATACGCAAAAATAACGAGGTAGTTTCGCTTGATGAACGAAATATCACGAGAAATCCACGGATGATTGACGCATTATATAACGGCGGCATTGAGGAACATGAAGATATCGCGGATTATTACGCGTCGGAACTTCCGCTGAAAGGGGTGCGCGTCGGATGATAGCCATTGACCCGAAAGCTGGCACACACTTTATCGGCAAGATTTTCGTCAAACCGCACGCATTGGACCGCGCTAAAGAGCACTTCGGTGTTGAACGTTCTGAGGCGCCGATGTGGGTAATGGACCGTTTGCGTAAGGCGTCGCTCATCTCTGCACATGTAATCGATGAGTTCGGAAACCCGGCGCGCATGTTCGGATACCAGCGCATCGTGTTCATCGTTCATCCGACGGAGCAAACGGTCATCACTCTCTATCCGCAGCACAAAGCCAACGAGAGCGTGCGCAATCCCATCGAACGTCTCATTCAGCGGGCGATGCGGTCTGCCGAACGCAAGGAGCAGCGTGAACGAAAGCGTATCAATATCGCAAAGGCAGAACTAGCGATCGAACGGGCCAGCTACGAACTAAGACGGGCTAAATCAGACTCCGTTAAGGTTATCGCGGATATGAATGAGAAGATCGCTAATATCGACGCAAAAATCAGCGAATTAGATTCTGAATTGTTCGAAATCCAACGTGAGAAAACGAATTTAATGAAGAGCGTTGTTGCTTACATTTAAATGCCGATGTTCCTGCGTCGGCTACGCGGTAGTAATGGTGGAAGTCTCACCGTTATTGCCGCGTCACGGGCGCAGGAAAGACGTGCCCAAGCGGAAGGAGTGCGCGCTTATTCGGAGACTAATCTCCGGACGCGTACCGAAGCGTAAGACGCAAATTTACGGAGTGCACACGTAGGGGAGCGCAATCCTTCCGCAACAATTAAATAACGAAGGGAAAGTGATCGAATGTCGATGTTCACGAAGGTAGGCGCGGAGGCAGCGGCGGCAGGTAACAACGAAGGAAACGGCAAGGAAAGTCCGATTCAATCGTTTAAATCCGGCAGCGTCTATAAAGTCGGCGTAAAGTCGATTAATGATGTCGCGGAATACTACGGCTACGGCATGTTCGGCAAGGTAAATACGTTCGTACCGAAGAACCCAGCCACTCGTAACGCAAAGGGCTACATTACCGGCAACCCAACCGTATGGGACCGCGCGGCTGACTTGCTTTATGCTGACGCTAACGCAGCGAAAGAGGCTGGCGCCAGTGAGGACGCGGTTAAGGAGATCACGTCCGAAGCGTATCTGTACAAGGGCAAGAAGCGCTATCTGCGTGCTTTCTACGACTTGACGACCGGCAAGGACATCGTAATTGATTTGTCGCCAAAGCAAGAGCAGACGATCAAGTCCGTTATCGAGGACAATATCGACGACCTTGACGTTATCGCGTTCAAACTGTCGAAGAAAGGCTCCGGTACTTCCGCTGTCGTATCGCTCAATGCCATCGTCAAAATGGAGCGCGATATGACGGAAGAGGAGCGGGCCAATTTCGCTAAGATCGGAGACGAACCGTTCGACCTGGCGTCCTTTGAAACGTGCCTTTATGTCGCGGACGAAGAGGAACAGGTGAAGAACCTCGTAATCGCCGGCTTTGACATTGCTCGTCTCGGACTCTCAATCGGAGCCGCAACGAAAACTGACGCAACTCCAACGAACGATGACGTACCGCCTGCCGATCAGGAACTCGGATTCTAAAAGGAGGGGCGCTGCAACTTCCCCTCCCTAAACTAAATAGAAAGCGGTGATTTGTACGGCACACGTTAGCGAAGTAGTCGGAACGTATTCGGAGTTAG